CCGATGTCGCATCAATAAATCTCACATTTTCACTAGTAGATACACTTCCTCCACTGGAACTTGCAATGTTCTCCACCACATCAGCCTGAACTACACAGCATGATGACATACACTCGTCACATTGCGCATTGAGTATTTTTCCTCCACTCAAGGAGGGGGGTCCTACCCGGACCCCACAGGATACACACTCTAGTCGGTGTATACGACTTTGCTCAGATCCACAGCTGAGCTCCTCGTTATAATTGTTTGCGATTTGTTGTATACATCTAGGGGAAAATCAATCCACAAAGATGTGAACATTTAATGCATATTCATACAGATTTTTAATTCTTTACTGAATGTTCCCAGATCAGACCCCTGGGAGGTCGATTTGAAAGGTTTACTCCTTCTTTCTCAAGGTTACTCCAACGACAAGTGTTTAGACTTGTCGTAGAAGGATTCCTTGAGAGAAAGCCAGGATGGAAATGTAGCTTCCGTCACATACAATTCAAGATTGCACTCATTCACTACGTCGTTAAATAGTTTCAACTTCTGCATATACTCTTCCTTACCATAAAAGAAGAACTCACGCACAGCCGTACTGATAACTTCAATTGCCTGATGCTCATCCGTAATATTTTTAGATTTCACATGTACAGTCAACATTTTATCAATTGAGCTCCTATCTAATGGGGCCAACCAATCTCCAACCTCAGTATCAAATCTCCATGTTCGCTTCAAAAAAGAACATTCGCTAATATCAATATATGGAATTGAGAGAGCTTCCTTGTCTGCCATGGTATATGTGATATCCACCAATTGCAATACCTTTTGTATAGCAGTATGATTAAACCATGGAATATCATCAGAAACACCCATAACATTATCGTCTCCATACATCATGGCACTAACATGCTTTTGAAAAGACGCTACTGGAACCTTCTTTTGCAATGGCAGATCACGTTGAATCATCACAAAGCAATATCTCATGTATAGTGAATTAGCCAAGTTGTTGATGATGACAGTTAGGGGGTGACCGGAAGGATTAGAT